GTCTAATTTTTTAAGTAAAATTAATAATTTATTCGCATTCAGGGTTGTACGCTTCGTTTCTTTTTGTAGGATAAAACTCTTCATATTCTCTTATATTATAATGTTTAGGAATGAACCAACTACCTATGCTATTCTTTTGATAATTTACGATATTATCTGAATTTCTAATGTATTCAGGTAGTTGCTTTTTACATAACCAACGTACCATTCTATCAGCAAACATATCAGCTTTACTGCGAGCTTGTGCAATAAGCAAAGATATATTTTTATCTGTTATAGCTTGCGTGTTTTGTGGTGCTTGTAAAAATATACCATTATTTGCAATATTAAAAGCACCTATTTTCAAATATTCTAACTCGCTTTGTTTTATCAAAAATGGCTTAATATAGTCAGTCAACAAAGTAGCATAAAGTCCGCTCGGGGTTTCGGTATCTTGAAAATATTCAAATAACTCTTGACCCAACAACTCCTCCAACCTCGTAACCTGCGCATCTAAAACACATTGTCTTAAACGCTCCACGTCAATAGCACCGCCTAACATCGACCCTTGTACAATTTCGTTATCTGTTACTAATAATTTCATCTTACTTTAATTTAAACCAATTATTGCTACTTTGTGCAGGCTGCGCCACCAATGGGTCGTTCTCTTGTAGCCTATTATCTTTTCTTTGTTCAGGATCTAATTCTAATATCATTCGTTTTGCATCGTTCACGCTTATTGATGTGTTGTTACGTCTAAGATATATTTTTCGCATCCAAAAATGGTTGCAATAAACTCCGCCTTTGTAAAGCCATATATTATATGTATCTGCACCATTCGGACCAAAATTTGCATTAACTACATTTTGACCTGCAAACTCGATGTCCTCTTTACGATATACCTTGTTCGCTTTAACCATTTTTACACAAAACTCTCGACTATTTTCTGAATTCGTTTGCGGTGCATATTGATAGCGTATTTTAAATAGGTCTGTGTCTTGTTCGCTCTTAACATTTGGAAAGCTCGTAGGTACTTTTGCTAATTTAAAAGCAGTTTCTGTTAGTGTTGGTGCGCCAACCATTTGCCTTTCGTCAACCAACTCCCATTCATTATCATCAACATCTTCTCCCAAACCAATTAAAGCGTCTGCTATGCTGTCAATTTCTTTGCCATGGTTGCAAGTTTTAGCCATTTGCATGGGTTGAATATCCTCTCCGCTTTGTGCTTCGTCTTTCTTTGCTTCCCTTAATGGTATGAACTCCGCCTCAACGCTTAAAACTTGATATAAAGCGTCTAAAATAACTTCTTGAATAGGTTGTATAACATTAAGCATTGTTTCGTTAAAAGCAGTTTCTATCTCTTCTGCATTGCTACTAAAACCCGTACTTTTATTAATACCCAATATTGCACCCGAAACAACTTTATGAGATACGCAAATCTGCGAGCGTGCCTCCTCACTTAAAAATTGATATTGCTCATGCGCATCCGATACTACCAACGCTTCAACAGTTGTAGCCACTTCTTTATTATCATTAAATGATAAAAGAAATTTGCCAGCGTTTCTACTGCCAGTTAATTTATTGATAATATCCCTCGACATCTCATGCAGTTGTTGCTCGCTTTCAGGCTTCCCACTATTGATGTTAATAACATGACCAAAGGACAAACCATTCTTAATGTGGTTAATACAATAGTTTGCGATTTCCTCTTCCAACTCGGCATAAGGTAAACCACTTAAATAACTCGGGTTTGAAAAATAAAACTGACCTACCTCGTAATCTTTAATACAAAATATTTCAGTTTTATTTGAACCTTTGCCAAATTTATAAGCGTCGATTTGTTTAGGTTTATATTTATGCAAATCATCCCAATCGTATGAATACCAATAACTATCAATGTCCCCGTTTTCGTTTGCTTTCGAGGGTGCTAATTTTTCTGCTGGTGTGTGAAATATACTAATGACTTTGCCATTCTTATAAGTTAATTCCATATAAGCCATACCAAAAAGGATATAGTCCTTAATGATTTTTCGCAGTTCTTTTTTAGAAACAATTTTATAAAGATTTTCATCTTTTAAACCAAAGCCAAAAGTCATTTGATTATAGCTATCTATAATCGCTCGGTTTGTAGGGCTTCCGTTATATCTATCAATAACGTATTTAAAAAATTTATTGTCCACACCATTAAGCACCCATTTACGCCCGCTTTCCTCTCGGATTTCAGGGCGTACATAACTTGCTAATTGAACTACTTTTATATTGCTTTGCATAGGTCTTGCCATAATAGTTTATTTGAATTTTTAACCGATAATAGATAAACGAAATCTTTTGTAAATTCATGTTCAAAAGTCAAAGTTAAATATCCATTATCGCAATAAACATTTAAATTACTTATTGTTGTTGTTTCGTTATTATACTTATCGTAAATAATTAAGTCGGCTTTGTCAACACTCGCTCGACTAATGAATTTTATTTTTTGCTTCTCTAAATTAGTTAAAAAATATCTCATATACTATAAACGAAAAAAACCGCAAAATTTTGACTTTTGCGGTTTTTAAATATATAACTAACTAAATTTATTATGCACTCGGTGTGTCGCCAATGTAGCTATTTACTACAGTAGCTAATAAAGCACTTTTCAAAGCGTCAGCTACAAATGGTGCTCCCTCAACTTCTTCGCCTGTCATCTCTAACGTGAAGCCTGTTAAATCGCCACTTGCTTGACCCGTTGTAATCATGCCACCCGTTGCTTCCATTCCTGATAATGCACCAGCCACTTTAATATTACCATTGTAGTCCTCTACAAAGGCAATAGGTCGACCATACACTAAAAGTTTAAGTTCGTTTTGCGTTTCGGCATCTAATCTCGGCAATTGCAAAGTTAAGACTTGCGAAACAAACGCAGTTCCATTTTCTCGGCTTACGTTCCAAGTTTCCTCTAAACCGCTCGCTCCTTTTACCTCATATTTGTAAAGGTCAAAAGAAGCTTCTTCGATACTACCAATAGAAGTCAATACTCCATTTGTTATTGAAAAGCCATAGCTTCCGAAATTAAGAAAATAAACGTTCTTAATACCTGCCTTTTGGTTTTTGCACTGAAGCCTTCTACCTTTTGTTATTGTACAACTCATAATTTTATAAATTTAAGGGTTATACAGAAGGTACAGGGTGAGTATTAGAAGCCCAAACAATTTCAGCACCGTAAGCGTATTGAACGCCTGCGTTATAAACCATAGTTCCACGTACTTTACCAGTCAATAAACCGATAGTATCTTCGTCTACAACTTTGATTTCATTGTGGTCTGCTAATGCACCAGTACCGAAAGCCAAGTTTTTAGGCTCTGCGATTACAATTGTGTTTGCAGGAAGTCCATTATCAACCACTAAAGTATAGTTACCGAATACTAAAGACGTGTTGGCGTTACCACCTAAACCATTTTGAATACCTTTAGAAGCTAAAAAGAAGTTATAAGCCTGTGCAATATTCGCTGAAACAGATACTTTTAAAGTACTTTTGTTTCTTAAAGCCACAGGTACGGCATTTAAAGCTTTTTTAATTTCAGCCTCTACGTTGCTTTCAGTAATCGCAGCTAAATAAACATCGATAACCGTTGCATCAGTAGCGAACATGGTTAAAAACCCGTCAAACTCTCCAGCGTTACTATCATCGCCAGTCCAGATTAATTCGCCAAACTCTTCTGCATTGTCAGCTAATTTGTTTGCGATTATAGCATCCATTGCGTTTTTATCCATAGCGTCATTGTGTGCGCTTGCACCCATTGAAGCCTCGCCCCATTGTACTCTAAAATCCTCCTTACAAAGGTCGAAATCATCTTTGAATTTTTTAGGTTTTAAAAGTCTTTCAGAAAGTGTTACACTTCCGTTTGGTACGTGTCCACAAGTGTAGTCACGTCTTCCGTTAGTAGTTTGTACTTTTCTTAACCAAGACTCATAATTTAAATTTGGGTATACGGTTAAGATACCATTTTTTAAAGCGTCTGCTTCTTTGAAAGTTTCTAAAAAGAAACCTCCAGCGTCTGGTCCTTTAATTTCTACACCAGCGTAGTTTGATGTGATTGTTGTTTCTGTTGCCATTTTTTATACGTTTTTAAGTTTTAATTTTAATCTGTCTTTTAAGTTTTTAGGCATTTCTTGAACTGCCAAAGTCTCTGGTTTTGCCTTTGTCATTTGTAC